AAGGTTTCAAAGTTTGGCTTTGACATTGATTTTAAGAAGTGGGATGCAACAGTCGTTAAATCATTTCTTGAGAAGGTTCCTTCTATCTACAACAAGATTTATCAGTGGAATGACCCAGATTATGCAGAAGGAGATGACATCACGCGAAATGCTTTGCACTCAGTGTTACATGGTCCATTAATCATGTATCACGATACAGTTGTGCAATGCCCAGGAGGCATGGTGTCAGGACAACCCGCTACAGCCACGGACAATTGTATCATTAATATGATGTACCAATATTACATTTGGTGCCAACTTGCTGCAGAACATGATAAAAGCAAATGTAACTATGCAGCTTTCTTGACACATGTTGCTAGTTCAGTTTATGGAGATGACAACATCGTTACTGTTTCACCGGAGGTTATGAGTTGGTTTAACCTGTCTAATTATGTGGAAAAGTTGAAGTTGCTCAATCTGGAAGCTACAGATGCAAATAAAACTGGTGAGATGTCAATGAAACCACTTGAACAGATGTCATTTCTTAAACGTAGATTTACCAAATTTGGCAAATATTACGTTGGATCGCTCGAGGACACATCCTTCAATAGAATGTTAGGTTGGACAAGAATGAACAAACCTCATTTTGGTTGTGAGATCGATAAAGTTGCTTGGGATATAGCAACGATTCAACAAACAATTGAATGTGCATTGCGAGAAGGTTGCTTGAAAGGCGAGAGCTTTTATGATAGATTGATATTCCATCTTCGAACCTGTTGTCGTGCTAATTCAATTCCTGTTACCAGTTGGCCAAGTTTTGATTGTCAAATGCAATCGGTTATTTTTCGCAACTCATCGGTGAACGAAGTTGCAACGATAATGAATGAGCAATTTGAAGAAATACATTTTTGTCAAGAAGCAAATTCTGAAGATGTCGAAACCAATGGCAACATCAGCACCAGCAGTGCCGGCAGGGCCAACAGGAGTGACAGAGTCCAGCGTCAATGGACAAGCAGAGGTTCTGTCTCAAATACAAGTTCCGATGATACCTGGCCAAGAAATTGTGCGCCGCGCAGGACAAAGAAATCAACTGGACGAGTACCTGTACGAACAATTTGTGTCAACAGCAATACTAACATGGAACACTTCACAACTGCCGGGTACGGTACTTTATTGGACACCCCTACATCCAT